GATAGCACTACGGAAAGCGTAGCCGCTAGTATTACGTGGTACGACAGTTCTTATAATGTTTTGAGTACTAATACAGGGACCACAACCAGTATTAATAACTCTGGTTGGGCACGGCCTTATGTCACAGCCACAGCACCATCTACAGCGGCGTACGCCAGTGTTGCTTTGACATGGTCTACAGCAGCTACCTCTGAAATTATTTATGTAGACCAAGCTTTATTTGAAAATAGCGGTTTTGCATTAGATTATTTTGATGGAAATGGTGGACAAGTAGACCCATATGACATATTTTGGGAAGGCGGGGTGCCAAACGTTGCTCGTAGCCATTTCTATAAAAACCGTTTTGTAACGGTAACCCGTCTACTTACAGATGTTATTGCTGGGTTAGTTCCAATGGGTACAACTATGGCTGTGTACCTAGCTCAACCAAAAACGTAGTAGGATTACCCCATGTTAAATTTATTTCTTGTATCAATGTTTGTTGCATTCTTTCTTGCTTTGCTAGAACCTTTAGCGGAAGTTCTTGGAATGTTTACTAGCCCTATCGCGGTTAACGCGGTGTTTTCTATAGGAATATCTGTAATAGGAAACATACTTATAGGATTTCCTGTTAAGGAGCTTATTATCAGGGCAGTAGCCTGTGCATTCTTAAGTCGTGTATTTTTAACTGGTGCCGAAAGACTCACCACCTACCGCCAAGCAACGATTAGACAACAGTAAACCTTGTGCTAGCCTTGGCCTCCCCTAACAGGAGGTCCTATGGACAAATATTATGTAATAGTTACTGGTACAGGAAGTACCAGTAGGGCTAACGTAGAAGCTCTTATAGACGACTACGTATATGCAAATGGGCAAGATGTAACTTTTATTCTTGTTTACGAAACTCAACCCGCGCCAGGACAAGTGTTTATCAGTCAATGGGCAAAAGATAAAAACAAAGATATTCTTGTGTTCGCTAATGAGGGCGCCAAGTTTGATGGCATTTATTCAGCAAGTGTTATTGAAACTAATACTCCGTTGTTAGATGCTTGCAAATTTGCGGGTAAAGTTAAAACTGCTGGTTTTGTCTTATGGGATAAAGAGAATCCTGATAACGACTTGTTAAGTACCCTACTCAATTACGGCATAACCCCCGCTGACCTTTCTGAGGGCTTGAATACGCTTGCCCTTAAAGGTGAGGTAGAAGAGCCTGCTATAGAGCCTGAGAAAACCGATATAGACGTTGATGCCATAGTTAGGCGGGTTACCGAGATTGTGATAGCCGAATTGAATGCCTCTAAAACGGCTTCTAAGGGGTCTACGGCGTGATTACAGCCAGGGCCCTAGGGGTTTACTTGTACCTACATGCCTCAGGCGCCTCCATAAGCGCTGAGAGCCTATCCTCTGTTTTTCCAGAGGGTAGGAAAACCTTCCTTACCGCCCTTAAGGAGTTGCGGGAAGCGGGTCTAATAATAACCAAACGCCAACTGGTAAACGGAAAGTACATCACCCAGTCTTACTTAAATGGGAGTCCCAAATCGGCACTCCTGTTACAGCAGATACAGCAGAATAGCTATTTAAACTTAAATGCTTATTCATTAAATAAGCAAGAAAGAGTACTTGGGGAACCCAAGGAGGGAAAGATGGATAACGAATTTAGAGCGTTAAGTTATGAAAGCGAAGATGATGAGCTAAAGGCTAAGATTCGCAAAGAACGAGAACGCAAAGCGGCTGAGTACGCACTTGCCAAAGAGCAAGAGCATTTAAAGAAGCGCGAAGCTAAGATGCGCAAATTGCCAATTGACTGGACTACCGATGAATCTGTTAACGAATTTGCTAACCGTATGGAGAGCATGTGGCATGTTCAACCGTGGAAAGTTGCTCGCACCAGATTTCGCGGTGCTTTTGGTCAAGCCCGCAAAACCCACGGCACTACGGGTGATGTAGAGTTAAAGATGATGGATAGGTTTTTTGCAGGTCTAGAGCACAATAAGACTATCAATGACCCTGAAATTATTTGGAAACTTTTTATCCTCGATTTCAGCAGCATACTTTTGGATGTAGAACGTAGTACAGTCACACCAACGGATATTGCAGCAGCCGAAGAGATTTCTGACAAACAGTGGGAGAAGTTTTAATGTTTGATATCAATAATCTAAAACCAGTTCGCAAAATATGGATGCGGCTTGCAAACATTCCTGAAGCACGCCTTGGTTGGACTTTAAATGATTGCACTGAAGTTGATTCCAAAAAAATGGAACGCGTTCGTCAATGGCTTGAGTATGTTAAAAACGGAGATGTAATTCGTTCCTCAGGTAATAAACGGTGCGGTAAAGGATTACTGTTATGGGGAGAACCTGGTCACGGCAAGACAACTCTTTCAGTCTCTTTAGTACAAGAGATTATGACTACGTTTCCAATTGAGCCTTTTAAAGTAGATGATGGCAAAGTCCTTAACCGCCCATGCTACTTTGCAACCTTCAATGATATCTTGGCTTTGAAAGGTTTAACTATTGAAGGTTCTGCCAGTGATGAGCAAGAGATTCTTTTTCAGGGAATGCTTGGAGAATGTAAAAATGATGCCTATAACATCAGAGTTTTAATTATTGACGATTTAGGTAAAGAACACACCTCACTATCAGGTTGGCAAAGCAGTATGCTTCACCACATCTTACGCACACGGTTTAACCATGGATTGCCTACCATTGTTACTACTAACATTAAGCTAGAGAACTGGGCTAGCGAATATGGTGATGCTACAGAAAGTTTTGCTAATGAAGCTTTCTATTATTTGCCAATAGCCGCAACGGAAGATTTACGAAAGTGAGGAACGAAGTGCAAGCGTCAAGGTTGGTGCAGGTGTTCTTAAGCCAAGCACACACACCTGGTCCAGGAATTTATGAGGTAACCTCAGATTCTTACGGTAGGTTGTTTTGCACATGCCCTGGATTCAATGGCAGAAACAATTGCAAACATACTAAGTTTGTACAAGCGCGTATTGAACAAAACAATGGAAGTTACCCTTTAGAAATTTCTAAACGAGCAACTCAAGAAGACGCAATTAAAGCAAAATTTTCTGATGAAGATTTTAGAGAGTTTGTTATTAAATTTGGAAAAATAGAGGTTTTCTAAATGCGCAACGGGGATATCAGCAACGAACTCCCTAAAAGAGTACTCGTAGTATCAGATGTGTTTTTAATGGTAGAACTTAATGTAAAAAAGAAGTATAAGCTTATTCCGTTTGTCAAAGTAGAAAAAAAAATTAGACGCGACATACTGAGTTCTTTATATCTTTATACTACTAACCGCGGAGTTACTTTAGAATTAGTTTCTTACGGATTGACAGACGAACAGCTTTCTGAAACGATGGACTATCTAGATAACTTAGGAACTAATCCATTTAGATACTTTTCTTCGTATGAGTCTATTAATCATCTGGTTAATGAACTTCCATACAGACCAGAAGTTGTAGGGGTTATAGATGTACCAAGTAATTTATTAAGATACGGACACTGGGGATTGGACTTCAACAACATATGAACAACGAATCAAAGTTAATTAGCAAAATAATTGAAGAACGCAGTGTCAACCTTGTCCTTGAACGCGGTGTAAACGAAGAGTGGTTTGCTGATGCAAACGACAAAAAGATATTTCGTTTTATGCACAGCCACTACACAGAGTACCAAGAAACCCCTAGCCTTGATATTATTATTGATAATTTTCCTACCTATAGTCTTGTCCCAGTCCACGACACTATTGATTATTTTTTAGACCGCATTGTTGATAACCGCCGTAAGCTTTCTATTATTCACACTATAGGGAGCGCCCTTACCTCTATTGAAAAAGAACAAGACCATGAAAGCGCACTTCTTGCTATGGAGCGCGGAATTATTAGACTTGAAGAAGAGGGTCTAACTAAATCAAATGATTTAGAAATTACACAGGCAGCTAAGACTGCTAAAGAAGAGTATGAGTACCGTAAATCAAACCCAGGGTTGCTTGGTTTGGCTACAGGCTTTCCTACTATTGATGCATCTACATCAGGTTTGCA